AATGTTGCCATGCAGCGTAGAATCCGTTAGGGTAACCGATCCCGCAGAAACGCTCGTAAAGTCGCTATACGACCCCGCAGCGCTGTAATAGACTGTGCGACCAGCCGCAATCCAAACACGCCCTGAGAAGCTCGCTATGCCCACATTCGGCTCAGAATTGACAATGGCTTGCAAGACAGCGCCATTACCACCGCCACCAGACACCGTGGCTGTCACATTGGCAGCATTGGTGTAACCCGATCCTTGGTTGGTCATAATGACCTGAGTGACGACATTACCTAGGACAATCGGTACAGCCGTAGCTCCCGCACCGCCACCGCCTGAAATAGTCACAATCGTATTGGCTGCGTTGATGTAGCCCGATCCTTCGTTAATAACCACCAAAGAGAGCGTGCCTGTTTGAAAGTTAAATAATTGGGCTACGGCATTAGCACCCGTACCACCTCCGCCACCGCTAAAAGTGACCGTTAAATTAGCAGCATTAGTGTAGCCAGTACCCGCATTTACAACTGCTACTGAAGTTACTACATTAGCTGTAGAGATAGTAGCTGTTGCATTAGCCTGTTCTCCACCCGTTTGGTCTGGAGCGCTAATCGTAACGGTTGGCGCTTCGGTATAGCCTGTACCTTGATTAACAATTCCTATCAATCCAACAGAACCGATAGTTACAACATTATTAGAATCCCACGAAAAGTACCCTTTAGTCGGATCAAGGATGAGCATACGCTCGTTATTCCATTGGGTAGTGCTAATGCCAGCAGAGCTAAATGTACCAGCAGCAGCCACATTACCAAAGGTATCGGTATTAACATTGAAATACTGTGCCGAGCCGTTATCCATAAAGGCAACAACATAGTCGTTTAAGCCAATATTGACGGATGTTAAGTGGGTAACAGTATTGGAAAAGACTACCGCATTACCACCAGAATTTAATACTGGCTCACTTGTAGGAATAATCTTTAGGTTGGCATAGCCGATTGGCTGTGCGTTTTCTAGCCAGGCAAACTCACTCTCATCAATGGCAGTACGGTTAGCCTTGGTGTTTAGGCTTCTAAACTGTTTGACAACGGCATAGGACTTTTTCTGTTCTGCTGCTGCCATGGTTAATAAGGTGAGCTATAAGGGGTTGGAATTCTACGGGTAAATACTGAGGTAAGAACCGCAGAGGTTTGTTTCATGTATTCCTGTTTATAAATCTCTGCTTCACCATAACTTTGTTCATAGTATTTAGCGAGATACGCAGCATAGAATTTGACTGAACTAGTGTATGGGTCTTTAATGGAATCGGTAATACCAGGAGTAGCTAATACTAAAGGACTTGGCAAAATAACCGTATCAATCTCTAGCTGGTAGGCTTGGTCGGGTATTGGTCCAATATAAATATTGCTTTGTCCATAGTTACTAAAAGCCAATGGTCTGCCAAGATAATTCTGCCAAAAACGCAAGCGTACATTAAAGTCTGACCAAGCTAAGTAATCTAACGGTACACGGGTGTTACCCCAATATAAGTTGATATTAACAATATCAAGGGTTTGGTCGCCCGATGGCATTGCTGCGTAGTAAATGTTTTCGCAATTGCCTACATAAGTCAAACCAGCCGTACCGTTTAAAAATTGGGTAGAGGGTGGGTAATTGGTAATATTGTTTTGTTGACTTTGTGGGTATGGCGGAGGAATTGTATCCGTTGTTCCAGCAAGAGTAACCTGATAAATAAAAATATTACTAAAAATAAAATCATTTAAAGCTACTGGTGTACTAGCTGTCCACGCCACGGGATTGGTAGGAACTGCTCCATTTAAAGCAGACGAGCTTGGTACTTTACAAGGAGTTTGTACAATTTGAATAGTGCGCAAACAGCCCGTATCACGAACAGCTCTTTCTCTAGAGCTATTAATGTAATCCGTTAATTGTGAATCGGTATAAAAGTTTCCGTTTGCATCATGGAGTAATCGTCTGACTTCCGTAATGTAAGTCGATAGAGTTGCCATTTAAACTCCATAAGTCATGCTGCCACCGAGAGGACTTTTCCCCCCGCCCTCTTTTGGGAAGGTAGGGGTACTCTTTCCACCAACGGGGATAACGATTGGTTCTTTTTAGGCGCTTGAGTAGATAAATCCCATTTTGCTAAACGATCCAAACCTTCTTGAAAATCATTAGCGGTTTTTATCCAACCCAATCTAGCCAAGTGGGTGGTCTTATCTTCTTTACCGTAACCAAAAATATGACGGGCAGCTTCCTCTGAAATCTCTACAGTTGCACCCTTTTTAAAGTCATAAAATACTCCACCGAAGCCATCTCTTAGGTCTTGGTCGGAGTTATTGGTTACATAAATCATTAGAAGCTCACCACTTGTCCAAACACACAAATATCTACGGTGTTGGCATTACCAGAAGCGGTATTGACATTTACATATAGAGCTTGAGTTGATGCGCCAGAAACAACGGTGTTCGCTGGATATGCAATAGTTAAATCTTGGTATTTGCCAGCAGCGCTTACTGCCGTTAAGGTTACATTGGCAACAACCACATTGGCTGCTCCCATGTTTCCAGCACTAGAGATACTAATACCAATATCTGCACTTGCAACAGTTCCAGAAGGGTTTTGCACCGTGACTTGACGGATAATCACCCCACCAGAATTGCCAGTTGCACCACCGTTGGTTAACCCGCCTGATACGAGAGGAATCTTAATCTGCGCAGTTCCCGTTGTTGCTAGGGATTGCGCAGTTAATTTTCCAATTAAGCCGTATCCAAAACTGTTTAGGTAAAGATTACCTACTGCGTTGGGGTTAGCCATTGTTTCTCTCCTTAATCGTTGTAAGTGCCAGAAGCAGCTTCACCACCGTTTACAGTAGCCAAGGTTACTGTAGCGTTAGTTGTAGCAAGCAAGCGTACATTTACACCATCGGAGATCACAACACCACCCACATTAATAGCGCCCACATTGCTGTAGGTTGCTGTGCTTGTAGTTGTGTTATATGCCGATACTGCTTGGATAATCACATTAGCAGTTGCAAACATGATGTAAGTACCAGCGGGAACGGTTGTACCAGCGGTAGTTGCATCAATGGTTGTAAGTTGCCAATAAGCTCCAGGCGTATTGGTTGCGCTACCTGAGATCAGGATTTTATTTAAGCCGAGTGCCATGACTAGTTCTCCTTATAAAGAAATAGAGTTGTAGCCAGACACTCTGGTCATTGACTTCGGCTTGGTGCTTACCAATTCGGCAATCATCAAGACAGCGCCAACATAACCAATCTGCCAGTTTGGTAAAGTGCTTTCAAATCCAGTAAACACAAAGCTACCTTGATCGTGAATATACAAGCTCAAGTAGTTCGAGTTAATGAAATAGACAACACCCTCTGGGCAATAAGGGTCTGGATAAATAGGTACACCAGCGACCATCAAAGCACGGAAAGCTGCTTGTGGTCCATTGGTATCGCTGTCAAAACCGCTACCTGGGGTAATCACATACTGCTCTTGACCAACATAGTCTTGAGCCAATAGTGTCCAAGTACCAAATCCGCAAACACCAAAAGTAGGCACTTCTGCACCGTTTTTAACAGTTCCAGAAATGTACTGAAGGATATTTTGACGAGTTGGGTTGACTGATCCAGCGTTGTAAACCTTCGATTGCCACCAAGTATAGGTGCTACGGTTAATGTTACCGTATGTACCCATGTTAGTACCATCGTCAATTGCGCCTGGCAAACCAATAAATTGTTGAGTGTTCGTGTAGTTGGTGTACAAAGCAGTCGCCATTGCATCCATCATCACATTGGTTGCATCGTTCATACGAGCTTCAATGAGAGGAATAATTGCATAGTCTTGCTGTACAGCACCTTCCATCCCGAGGAATGGTACAGGAGCAATCATCAGTTTAAGGTTGAACTCAGCGTTGTATGCACCTTGCTGTACTGATGGTTGCGTAAAGCTACCAGAGTAATCAGACCATTGTGCGTTAACGAACTGAGCGCCTTGTACTGGCACAGTTACCTGGGATACACCACCTGAAGCCTGTTGACTATTTGCAATCAACGCAGCCATCAAGGGTGTGCTGTTATAAAGTTGTACGACCAGTTTGGGGATAAACGCTCTACGAGTTACATAAGTAAGTTCGTTATATTGCGATGTACCCGCTGCTGGAAGAATACCGCCGCCTATAGGCATAGTTTATCTCCAAACAAAAATCTAAATATCCCCTATTACTGCAAACTTCAAATACCAATTGGTCGAGTGTTTTTACGCAATTCAGCCAATGCTTTTGCTGCTTCGTTTCTAGCACCTTGTACTGGATTTTTCCAATAGTTATTCAGGTCAAAACCTTTTAACGGACTTGGGTTGTAGCCAGATGGTGTAGGCACAGCAGCTTGTTTCATCCAATCAAAATACTCGGCAGCCGTTTCGTGGTTTGATATGTTCTTCTCAAGCATAATTTTCTCGATCTGTTGAATATCATCATCCGAACTAGCCAAACCTTTTTTAATCAATCTATCTCTGCGCTTTTGCAATTCTTCCAACGCTTCTTTTTCTTTCAGCTTGGCTTCCAATTGCATGACACGATCTTCAGCAGCGCTTACTTTTTGCTCAGTATAGTCCTCGATTTCAAGTTCAGGTATGGGCAAGTTTGGGCGCAAGCGTTTTGTTAAACGCAATGCTTCTTTACGAGTAGAAGGATTCTCAGCCAACTCTTTCATCAAGAGGGCTAATTCATCCCGCTGTTCTAAACTAATATCTTCTAAGCTCATCTTTATCCCCTTTTTTCGTTAGATGACTTTTTTGGTATCACCAGGCTGGCTCATGGTCATCATGTTTTTGCTGCCAGCTTTGTTTGATGCAGACAAGCCACCAAATTGAGAATAACGGGGAGTATTGATTACTTGTCCGTTCTTTTGGTTGTTGTCGGTTGGTTTGCGAGGAGCAGAAGCACCACGGGGTTTAAACAGTTCCATAATAATTTCCTTTACATGGGTTGAGGTAATGGCATACCGCCACCGCTAGGCATTGCTGGCGGGGTTGGCATCATGCCAGGAATCGCTGGCGCAGAGGTCATTGCTTTACTCTCAGGTGTTGCGCCACCCGCTTGAGGTAAAGTTTGCAACATATTTAAAATTTCAGTCGGTTGCAATTCATCGGTACGCTCTTTGTTTGGTCCAAGAATCCCTGTAATCACACGGATTGCATCTAAGACACGCTTGCCTTCCGCAGAGTTCACACCAATGCCAGGCAAACTTTGATTGAGCAAATCCATCGCCATGGATAAATTCAACATAGCGGATTCTTTACTGCCCATCTTGGGTTCGGGTGTTGACATGGGAGCTGCCATGGGTGGGGTTGTCGCATCGGACAACACCGCTTCTTCATCTTTTACTTCGACCATTCCGCCTGGGGTTGCTCCATCCCGTTGGCTTTTAATCATGTTCATCAGGTCTTGTTGTGGCACAGCCATACATTTTTCCTATCAAATTACTGCATAGATTAAACCTAATCTATAACTTGTCAAGTGGGTAGCTGTATTTTACTTCCCGCTACCCGAGGAAATCCCGTGAAGGAACTTATCGACAGGCTTTGCGACCACGCTTCATTTTCTTACCGTACATATCAATCTCCTTAAAAATTAACGCACATCACGCCCGTACACCCGTGTACTAGGTGAACGAGAGTAATTCTGAAATCCTTGATTCCGATATTGCAGTTGGGCTGGTGCATCACCTCGCTTGAGGGATTCGGTACTCACAATCGGCTGATCGGCTCTTGGTTGTATCTGTTGATTTTCCATATTTACCCCACTATTGGTTCACTTGGACCACCTGAGGTTGCAGAAG